ATGTGAGGAATCCGGTTCGATACCGGACAGATGCTCCAAAAATGTTAGGATGCTAACAGCAAATTTACTTTACTAGCACAATCAGAAGAATGAGGTTCGATTCCTTGACTCAGTAATGAGTTGGTGCAATGGTAGCATGTCCGATAAAAGTAAATGCATCCTGTTGAAAAATTCAGTTCCGGTGTAGTATAATGGCATTATAGGGGTCTCCAAAACCCATGATAGGAGTTCGATTCTCTTCACCGGACCCAATAATATCTTTGTACTGTATTTTTGATATATAAAATAATAAGGATAAAAACTCATGACAAAAAGATTGTGGTTAGATTTGGGTGATTTTGGAACTTTATTACCAGGCAATTTTGGAACTGGCTCATGGCAAGATCATGGTTTAGGTTTATTGCGTACCATAATGCATAAACAAGGTTTGATGACTGATATTGCATCTATACGCATGATGAATAGTTATGATGACTTATATTCAGCCTTTCACCGATATGATATGTTATTGATGAATGTACGCAGTTATAATTTTCCATTTGCCAAAGAAGCTGCAAAAATTTTCAAAAAAGTTAATCCAAATGGATTAGTCATTACTGGTGGTATGCATGCCACAGTAGCGTTAAATGAAATGGAACCAATCGCAGATTTTGATTATATCTGTAGTGGTGGTGGTGAAGAAATTATTGTTGATTTAGTAAAGAATCCACAATCTTTTCCTAGAGTTGTCAAGGGCATATCTTCACCTTCAATAAGTGATTGGCCTGATATTGATCGTACTTTATGGCCAAATCCTTACCGTGATGATTATCCTTGGCCGCTTGAGCCAAGTATTGGTTGGGGACCTAATCCAGTTGCGACTATAATTACTTCTAGAGTATGCCCTTGGCAATGTAGTTTTTGCAATGAGATATCGTATATTCCTACGATGCAGCGCAAAAAAGTAGATCAAGTGATAGATGAATTAAATGCGCTAGATGAAAAATATGGACCACTTGGCTCTGTTGTAATACATGATTCAATGTTTTTTCAACAACCTAATTGGTTGGAAGAGTGGTTAGAAAAGTATCCAAAACGTGCAAATAAATTATGGCCATATTGGGCAGCAGCACGTAGTGATACAGTTCGTAGATGGCCAAAGTTATTTGAGGAATTAGTAAAGAAAACAAATTGGCACACTGTATCTATTGGATTTGAATCTGGTAGTGATCGTGTGTTGAAGATATTAAACAAGGGTTGTGCTGTTGAAGACAATGCGTTTGCTATTGATCTTCTTAACAGAATAGGTGATGAGTATGTAAGTGAAGGTAAAGATCCTCCTAAGTTTTTCTCCAATATCATTTTGGGTAGTCCTGGAGAAACACAAGAGGATGCATTTGATACTGTTCGTATGATGTTTAGAATGAAATATGCATATCAATCTATTGCATCTTTTGCGCCTTATCCGGGTTCAGCATTAGGAAATCAACTTATTGCTGAAGGTAAAAGTTTAATGTCTAGTGATAACTATCATCGTTATCCAGGTGATCGTAAGCTATCTGGTGTTGATTATGATTTTTATGAAAGATTAGCGGCTGGTCATTACAATAATGAAATCTTTAGTAAGATTGATCAATGGGGGAAGAAAAGTGAGTCAAAATTCAAAAACATTTTACTTGTTCAACATGATTAATGGTAAAAAGAAGTTAGCGTATGGGGACAATGTTGAAGATGCATTAGAAATTCTCTCTATGAGATTGACTGAAAATGAAATGAACCAGATCATCAAAACTGAGTATGTAAAGGTTCCTCAAGTTGATTTGCAGAAAGTAGTAAAAGACTTGGGATAAAAATTTAGGATACTAACAGCAAAAACATTTTCCTCTGATAAAGGAGTGGTTGCAGGTTCGAATCCTGTGTTATCCGTATGGGTAATTAGCTCAATTGGTTGAGCACTAAAAATGTATCCTGTTATAAAATTTGCCCCTTTGGCGGAATTGGTAGACGCGCCAGATTTAGGTTCTGGTATCGAAAGGTGTGTGGGTTCGAATCCCATGGGGGGCACCAAACAATAGTTGACAATAAATCGGATCACTGTTATACTGTATTCAAGTTAGAAAACAGGAGTAAAAGATGAAGGTTTATTCGGTGTTGGGTTACACGCAGTACGAAGGTTTTGAGTTCTTCGGTGTACATGCTTCCCGTGAAGAAGCGGTTTCGTGGTTGAAGTCCTACGAAGGGTATCAGCGTCGTTGGGGTGATCGCTACGGTGTGGTAGAGTCTGAACTGGGTGAGATGGTTGATTCCCACGATCAAATCGAGTATGTAGATTACGAATAACCAATCAACGGAGTCTGAAATGAACGAACGGATTAGACAACTTGCTGAACAGCAGGGACTAACTGGACCTAACTTTCTAATTTCTAGTCAGGAACTGGAAAAGTTCGCCGAAATCCTTCTTAAGGATTGTGTTCAAATACTAGAGCACCGAAATGAACATCCTGTGATTGTGAATTCAATCAAGGAAATCAAAGAAACTTTTGGAGTTTGAAATGAATGTAAAAGAATTGATTGCTAAGTTGTCTACTTTTGACAGTAATCTTCCAGTGGTTTTTGATGGAGTTAGTCTAGGATTTGGTGAAGATTTTAAAATTGAAACAGTGATCAAATACGATAATTGTACATTTGTCTCCCTTATCTCTGATGGTGCATTTGAGGAAGATGAAGAATGAAAAAAGTCTACGGATATGCTATTCAAACCCTCAACAAAGATAGTGAGGTTCCTGATGTAATTGTTCGGGTGTTTGCATCCCGCGTCAAACTAGATGCCGCACTAGAGGATTTGGATCTAACAGATGATCAAGAAATTTCTACGTTTGAAACAGTGATCGAATAAACATTTCGGAGTTGAAGATAAATAGTTGACAAAAATTACAGATGTTGTTATACTAGCATTCTGTTGGAGATATTGAAATGAAGACTGAAACTGTGCGTGTTCAACGTGTTCGTGAACGTAATCCCCTGGTGGCTCTGGCACTGTTTCGTCGTGCTGGTGTTCATCGTAAGACTAACAAAGCCCAACGTAAGTTGGACAAGCAACGTAATAATGATTGGTGACGTAGTATAAGTGGTGTGTACGCCGGCCTCATAAGTCGGAATGGTGTTGGTTCGATTCCAACCGTCACTACCAATCTAATATATTCTAGCACTTAGAGAATGACTGCATGGGACTGCGGAGCAATGCAGAAACCCTGTGGTAATAATCGGGCGGTAGTTTGAACCCTACTCCTTGATTCTCATTCTGGTTCACTAGGTGCTAGAATATATTAGATTAAAGCCTCAGGAGCATATTGGACATGCAATCGGCTGATAACCGATAGACAGTAGGTTCGATTCCTACATGAGGTACCAAAATTAATAGCCGCTATGGTATAACTGGTGTGTACGAAAGTTTGAAGCACTTTAAGACTCTGTTCGATTCAGAGTGGCGGCACCAAGTATAATTGCTGATATAACACAGTGGTAGTGTACTTCCTTGGTAAGGAAGAGGTCGCAGGTTCAAATCCTGCTATCAGCACCAGCAAGAACGTTTGGGGATTAGTTAAATGGTATAACATCGGATTTTGATTCCGGATTTGGGGGTTCGATTCCCTCATCCCCTGCCAAAAATATGGAGGATAGTATTCATGGTGAATAAGCGGCTTTGAACACCGTACCGGCACCTAGGTAGGGCCGACAGTTCGATTCTGTTATCCTCCGCCAAAATAAATATTATTAGGAGACATACAATGTCCTATTCACACAAAGTAATTGACCACTATGAAAATCCTAGAAATGTAGGATCTTTTGAAAAAGATGATCCAGATGTTGGAACAGGTATGGTTGGAGCTCCGGCATGTGGAGATGTAATGCGTCTACAAATTAAAGTAGACAATGAAACAGGACTAATAAAAGATGCAAGATTTAAGACATATGGTTGCGGATCAGCTATCGCATCCAGCTCATTGGTAACCGAATGGGTAAAAGGTAAAACACTAGAACAAGCAACACAAATCAAAAATACAGATATTGCAGCAGAATTAACTTTGCCTCCTGTAAAAATCCATTGTAGTATTTTGGCAGAAGATGCTATTAAAGCAGCAATTGTTGACTATCGTAAAAAACATGATTTCGTTAACTGAAGCGGCATCTAATAAAATAAAAAAACAAATCGCCAAAAGAGGCAAAGGTATCGGCATAAAGGTTGGTGTTAAAACAACTGGTTGTAGTGGACTTGCATATGTGTTAGAATTTGTTGACGCAAACAATCAACATGATACTTGTGTTGATTGTTCGGGATGCAAAATCTTCATAGATCCCAAAGCATATCCTTATGTACAAGGAATGACTATAGATTATGTACGTAATGGACTAAATGAGGGTTTTGAATTTTTAAACCCAAACGAGCGTGATCGTTGTGGGTGTGGAGAAAGTTTTAGAATATGATAGAAGTCACAGAAACAGCAGTTAATAAAATAATTCAGCTTTTAGATGAAGAAAACAATCCAAAATTAAAGCTACGAACATTTGTCCAGGGTGGTGGATGTAGTGGATTTCAATATGGATTTACTTTTGATGAAGATCAAAATGAAGATGACTATGTTATTGAACATCCAGGTATGATTCTTTTAGTAGATGCTATGAGTATGCAATATCTTAATGGTTCAATAATTGACTACAATGAAGATTTAATGGGTAGTAGTTTTACTATTAAAAATCCTCAAGCTCAGAGCACATGTGGTTGCGGTAGTAGTTTTAGTTTATAATTTACGGTCCTTAACTCAATGGATTAGAGTGCAAGTCTTCGAAACTTGAAGTTGTAGGTTCGAATCCTACAGGACCGGCCAGGATAAATATTTTTTTATGAACATGTAAAAATCAATTGAAAAGGTAGGAAAAAATCATGTCAATTTTAGCATTAGACGTAAATGGAACGCCTAGACAGTGGATATCAAATGACGATGCAATAACTTACTGGGCAACTGGCAGTGTTGCATGGTTTTTAGGATCTATTGTTGCACGTTATCGCGGTGGAGTTCAAAATGATGGTACAATGAGTTATATCGAAACATCTAGTATAATCGCTATCAAAGGACATGGATTTAATCCACACAAGCATTCTACTGTTGCATTGAGTAATAGAACATTATTTGGACGAGACAGATATGTATGTGCTTACTGTGGTGAGCATTTTGCTAACTATCATGATCTAAGTAAAGATCATATAATTCCAAAAAGTCGTGGTGGTGAGAATACGTGGATGAATGTAGTTACAGCATGTAAATCATGCAATTCCAAAAAGGGCAGTAAAACCCTCAAAGAAGCAAAAATGGAACTACTGTATGCTCCGTATGTGCCATCGCACCACGAACATATGATCTTACAAAATAGAAATATTTTGACTGATCAGATGGAATATCTACTAGCAGGTGTACCAAAACATAGTAGAATTTTGATCAACTAAGTGTATAGTATGTACGTAGTCTAATAATAAATACTTGCATGAGTAAATATTGGTTAGACTACGTTAAATCATGTTATGACTTAGTAATAGAGAGTGAAAAAAACACTTCAATCCATCTAGCACATGAGATAGAGGCATATATTGTGCATCTTATGGCTAGAAGTTTTGAACGTGTAGATATAGGTGTCAATCCAGTTGCGATTAAGATGCTGGAAGCAGTTGAAAGTTTGAATGAACATAAATTACTTAGTATAGCGGATGAATGTTTACTTATACACAGTTATCCCCTCAAACGACATCGATGGCCATGTGATACTTATTATATGGACATTGGTACAACTGCCTATGGATTGGCACATCATTATATGGAACATAATTTCCAGATAGCAAGTTTAGTATTGAGCGAAATATTCAAAAATAATAGAAGTTAAAAACGGCCCTAGTGGCCGTTTTTTTATAGGTTGTTAATAAAGCGTAAAGCCTTATTGCTGTTGGTAAAATATTTGATTTGTAAATCACAATCTAGTAGATCATAGACAACAACACAACATACACCTTCTGCACTAAGTGAAAGATGAAAATATAAGCCACCAGGTGTAAAGCTTTTGTATCTTTTCATGTTAATAATATTTAGTAGCATATAACATTGTATATGTTCTAATCTAAATACTTTTGATAAACTGGAGACTCCAATGAAAAAAGCATTTTTATGCATTGGGTTTGCTATTTATTCAATAACATCTGTGGCACAAACAGTTTATGATTCCTCTTCTAGAGTGGATACCGTAAATCAATCAACTAGTACTGTAAATAGCACCAATACAAACAATAACTTAAACGTTAACACAACAACTGTTAATAGTGTAAACACGAATGAAAATATCAACTCTTCAACAAGTGTAAACACAAATAATGGTCATACAACTAGTGATAATAAAAATACCAATATTAATACTAGTGTAAATCAAAACACTAATGTTAGCACATCAGTTTCTAATCAATCTTCAACATCAGTGAACAGAAATGATAATTATAGTTCCAGTGATGTTAATCAAAAAATAGTTCAGCCACCACCAACCGCAATAGCTCCAAGTATGATGAGTGGCGGTAATGCAGATTTATGTACAGTGGGTGTAAGCGGCGCAGTTCAAACTCAAATATTAGGTATTAGTGCGGGTAAAACTCAGCGTGATTTAAATTGCGAACGTTTAAAACTAAGCAAAACTATGTATGATATGGGTATGAAGGTTGCGGCCGTTAGTATATTATGCCAAGATCGTCGCGTATTTGATGCGATGTTGTCGGCTGGAACACCGTGTCCATATGATGGCAAAATAGGCGAAACTGCAAAGCAGCTATGGGAATCAAACCCAGATAGAATACCACCAGTAGATAAGGACAAAGGCAATGCTTCATCGTTTGGCATTACTACTATTGTTACTGATTTGTTATCCCGCCTTTTCCAGTGATTCAATCGTTCCTAGATCGCCTACCGATTATAGCTTAGTTGATATACGATCTACTGGAACGGCACTGAACTTAGGTGATGATAGTGTCAGTGGTAATATTCCACTGGGATTTAATTTTCGTCTTTTTGGCAGAACCTTTAATAGTGCATGGGTTTCAAACAATGGAGTAATAAGTTTCACTAACGGAAATATTAGTGGGTACGATGGTGCACCACTGAATACATTGGGTTCTGACTATAACTACGCATTATTTCCATTATGGACTGATCTTATAAACAGTGGCACCGAGAATCCATATTACAAATTAGACAGAGGATCTGCTATTTTTGGATGGTATAATACCAGTGAATATAGTAGTCGTGAACAACGTAGTTCATTTGAAGTGCAAATTTGGAACAATGACGCATTTCAATTTCGTTATGAATCTGTAAATGTTCGTAGGTCTCCGTTTACTATAGGATATACAGGAGATATATCAGCGGGTGAATATACGCAATGGACCAGACATCCAGGCGGTCCATTTTCAGGTGGTAATTTTGGATTTTATTCTGATCCACTTAGTCAATGTAATATAAATCCGCTGTACAGTATTGAATGTCCAGGATATAGTGAAGCATATTTACAACAGCAATGTACGATAAACAAACTATTTAGTAGCAGTTGTCCTGGATATGAACAAGCACTACTAGAACAGAATTGTAGTTCTAATTCACTTTATAGTCCTCAATGCCCTGGATATGCTGCTGCCTTGTTTGAACAAAACTGTAGTAGAAATCCATTATATAGCAATCAGTGTTCTGGATACAATAACGCTATTGCTCAACAACTAAGAAGAACTCAGACATCAGATATCAATATAAATTCAAATACACTATCACCTGTTATTGAGGATGTTACAAAAACACAGACCACTGTAGATGTTGGTGGTGTTGAATTAACATCAAATGGAACTATTGCAATCGCTACTGGTGTGCCAGACGTAATAAAATCTGCTGAAAAAAATCAAACAATAAGTGTATCACCTGATCGAAATAGAGCATTGGCTAGTCGTGCATTAGAAGTATCAAGAACAGTTTTGCTTAATGAGGCAATGCTTGTAAATCTAATAACAGACATATCCATAAATTCCAGTGTAGATCCATTACGAACAGAAAAAAACTTGATGCCGCAAGATAAAATAGCCATGAATGTCGAAGATACAAGACCTACAATCGGTAGATCAACCACGCTTGCACAATCGTCAGTCAATTCTTCACCGAATGTTTCTACTGGAACAACAGAACAAAAAACAGAAAATACACTAAACACCACCTCGCAAATTTCTGATTTAGGTGAAGGTGCGAGTTTTAGTGGATTATCCAGAGCACCTTCTGGGTTTAATACATATACAAGTATGCAATTACGTGATGCTCAATTTTACGCTCCTAGAGAAGTTTATAGAAATCAACAGACTGTTGATAATAGAAATGCGTTGAGGTTACTTAACGGATCAAGTGATAGATTGCACAAAGAATTAGTTGAACAACAATACGGGAGATGAAAATGAGTGACCAAAATGTTGACCTAGATAAAAAAGTTGACGATTTAGAGACGGCCAAAGACACAGTAATTACCATAGGTGGATATAAATTTACGCCAGCTAAATTAATGATAGCTTTTACCATTGTAAGTTCTATATTGGGTGGACTTTATGGAGTATTTGAAGTATATAAAGACTATGTTGAAATGAAGCAAAAAATAGCTGAATATGTTACTCCAGACCTTAGTGAACTCAATGAACGTTTAAGTGTTATACAGAAACAGATGGAGAATACTAAAACGTCAGTTATGGAAGCTACAAATTATACGAATGAAATTAAAAATGATTTGAAAGCCGATATACGTAGATTAGAGGGTGTGGTAGAAAACGTAGAAAGATCCAGTAAACAAAGTCAGCGTGAATCGGATCAAGAAATGAAAGTGGTAAGATCAGAAATGAATAAATTAGATAAAGAAACTGATCAAAACCTTAGAAAAATGTCCAGAGAAATTGATGAAAAAATTAAGAAGGCATTGGATAATCCACTAGCTGGCAAATAAAACACTTGACATAAATACATACCACTGCTAGAATACACCTATGTTTTGAAAAAAAGCATGCGTGGGAAGCACAAGTGGTATGGGCAACGGCCTCATAAGCCGTAGGCAGTCGGTTCGAGTCCGACTCCACGCACCAATATATTCGAGGAATCAATGTCATGAAACAAAAAACATTTGAAAATATCGTCACAAAAGAACAATTCATTTGTCCTAATGCCCGAGATATTCGTGTCATTGATAATGTGGAGTATTTGCCTGTTCAAAAGGCTAATTCTCCGCGTGTTGTTCTTATGCGGCGTGATGCACTCAGGCCAATTAATTTATCAAAAGAAGCAAAAAACGCTTGACATCAACATAAATTGTTGATATAATTTCAACATCAAGGTTAGGTACAGCAAAACTCCAAAACATGGAACTGATGGTCAAAGATAACTTCAAGGCTATCGAGGAGAGTTTCGATTTCTCTCTTAAATCAAAAAGTAGACAACTAACCTGTTTTTATATTAGAATGCTAACAGCAACCTAAATTTTCAAGTATATCGAAAAAAACGCATTCAGAAAGGAAATCAAAAAATGAACGCACGAATTAAAGAACTTGCCGAACAGTCATACGAACGAAAACAAAGCATGGTGATCGATCCTACGACCCACGAAATGGTTCCAGGAAAAACATATGGTAAGGAGCTTAATCAAGAAAAATTCGCCGAGTTGATTATTCGGGAATGCATCAAGGCAGCCGGTGATCCCGGTGATGGTTTGATTAAGGGTGACACCTGGCATGATGGAGTTCGTGCTAGTATTTGGAGTATTCAACAAGAATTCGGGTTTGATCGTAATTTCGGAATTGAATCTTGACAAAGAACTCTATCTAGTCTATAATAGACGCATAAGTTTAGTAACAGCAATTACTAAGATTTTAAATCTAAACTGAAAGGAAATTGTATGAATCAATTTGTAAACGCAATTCAAGAGCAAGAGTCCAGAACCGCTAACGGTATGAAGGCTCGTAAGAGTTCTGCTAATGCGTTAGTGGATTTCTTTTATTCCGTAGGTGCAAGCCGCGGAAAGAACATTATCCCAGCGTTTACCGCTGCATATGTGCAAGACCGTGATCTTGCCCTGCGTATCGCGCTATGGGCACGTGATGTCCGTGAAGGAGCGGGTGAGCGTCAGCTTTTCCGTGATATCATGACTCATCTGGAAAAGACCGATCCAGAGTCAGCAGTTCGTCTGTTGAATCGTGTACCTGACCTTGGTCGTTTTGATGACTTGTTTGTCTTCAAGACCAAGGATATGAAGGCAAAGGCTTATACCCTATTGGGTGACAAGCTACGTGAACGTAATGGTCTAGCGGCCAAGTGGACTCCTCGTAAGGGACCAGTTGCCCGTGAAATCCGTGAGTTCTATGGCATGAGTCCAAAGCAGTATCGTAAGACACTGGTAGGTATGACCTCAGTTGTTGAATCACAAATGTGTGCCAACGATTGGGATAATATCAACTTCAGTCATGTGCCTTCACAGGCTGCACGTATTTACAAGAAGGCGTTCAATCGTCATAGTGTAAAGTTTGCAGAATACGTGGAGAAGTTGGTCAAGGGTGATCCTACTGTTAAGGTCAATGCTGGAGCTATTTTCCCGCATGATGTCCTTAAAGGTGTGTTTGATACTTACGGTGGTTTGGCGTCTTTGAATAAGACTGAACTGGATCATATCGTAGCACAGTGGGATGCATTGCCTAACTATGTTGGTGATGCTAACATCATGCCCGTCGTTGACGTTAGTGGCTCTATGACTGCACCAGCAGGCAAGGGTACAAACGTTCGTTGTATTGATGTTTCAGTCTCATTGGGATTGTACTTGGCTGATAAGAACAAGGGTGCCTTCAACGGTACTTTCTTAACATTCAGTGAGCGTCCTGAACTGTTGACTCTCAAGGGCAACATCGTTCAGAAGGCTCAACAAATGGTCAAGAGTTCTTGGGGTATGAGTACTAATCTACATGCTGCTTTTGACAAGATCCTAAGCACCGCTGTGAAGAACAATGTTCCTCAAAGCGATATGCCAAAGATGTTGTTGATTCTTTCGGACATGCAGTTCAATCAGTGTGTTCGGCATGATGACAGTGCCATGCAGATGATCGAACGTAAGTATGCGGCGGCTGGTTATGATATGCCTGCTGTAGTATTCTGGAATCTTAACAGTTCGGACAATGTCCCTGTTAAGAGTGACAAGAGTGGTGCAGCGTTGGTAAGTGGCTTTAGCCCAAGTATCATGACTAGCTTGTTGAAGGCTGATCCTGCGGAGTTTACTCCCCTGGGAATGATGATGAAGGTGGTCATGTCAGACCGATATGCTTGTTGATTTCTCAAGCTGAAATTGGTAGAGGTCACGTTATGTGACCTTTACCTTATATGAAAGACAATAAAATGTGGATACAAAATGTAAGTAAATTAGATATTGCGGCAGGACATCATTTTGATCCTGGTCCCAATGCAATGCTTATTCAAATTATGGATCAAGGTGAGGGATTTCCAGATCCCAAATACAAGTTCAAGGAAGTTCATCAATTTGAATTTCTTGACATTGAAGATGATGGACTTACCAATATGGGTGATGGTACCATGTCTGATCTTGGAGAGTTTGCCATCACTGACGAGCAGGCAGAAGATATTGCGGCTCTATTGCTACATGCACGTAAAAATCGTATGAATGTGATTGTTCATTGTTATGCAGGAATTTTTCGTAGTGGCGCAGTAGCTGAAGTAGGAATCGAACTTGGCTTTGATGATACTGACGCTTTTAGATGTCCTAATCGTCTAGTAAAACGTAAACTTCTGCAAGCATTGAATTTGCCATACAAAGATAAAGAATCAATGACAATCAATGGTGAATTGACAAATAAAACAAAAACGGGTATAATGATTGCAAAAGCGAGAAATAAAGATGCCTAAATGTTATCAGTTGGTTGGTGTGCCTGGTTCAGGCAAAAGCACATGGATTCAACGTCAGTCCTGGGCTGCCAATTGTGCCATTGTCAGCACCGATCGATGGGTTGATGAATACGCTACTGAAGTAGGTAAAACCTATAGTGAAGTTTTTGACTTTTTCATGCCTCGAGCAGTTAAGCTTATGGCTAGAGAAGTTGAAGTTGCTAGGGAACTGGGCCGCGATATTATTTGGGATCAAACCAGCACTACCGAGGCCAGTCGTCGTAAGAAGTTCAAGATGTTGCCGAACTATGAGCATATTGCAGTAGTATTTCCTACTCCGGCTACTGATGAGTTGAAGCGTAGACTTTCGCAACGTGTTGGAAAAAACATCCCTTGGGGAGTCATATCACGCATGATCAATGATTTTGAAATGCCTCATGAAAGTGAAGGTTTTGTCGAAATCAGACATGTTTAAAGTATAAAGAAATATTAGGCCCTCAACACGAGGGCCTTTTTTATTTCCACTATCTATTTTGACTATATACTAGTTGACATGTCGTAGTAAGACATTTACAATAGAGATTGATTTTCAAAGTAATAAAATGAGTATTAAACAAGACATATTAAAATATAGTAGACAGGAAAAATTACATTCACTAAGCAGTTGGTTCGATTCTAATTTATCCGATCTTATTGATGATGGAACTTATAGCGATCAAAATGTTCTGGAAGAAACTGGAAGAAAATTAATTAGTGGGTTAATAGCATACGCTAACACCTATAAAATAAGTACGGCCGTAATTGGCATGAGTGGAGGAGTGGATAGTGCATTAACTGCGGCGCTGTTCAAATGTGCTGGTTGGCGAGTTATAGGTATCACTATGCCTATTCATCAACGTGAAGAAGAAACAGAACGTGGTATTGCTGCGTGTAATGCACTAAAACTTGAACATAAGCATATAGATTTATCTAAGACTTATGACTCACTATTAAAGTCAGTACAGAACGATGATGCTGATATCGTAAAAACAGAAAATTCCATTAGACGTGGCAATTTACGTGTTAGATTACGTATGATGACACTATATAACCAAGCAAGTCTGCATCGTGGTTTGGTAGGCAGCACTGATAATTTTAGTGAACTAGCTACTGGATTTTGGACACTACACGGAGATGTAGGCGATGTTGCGCCAATTCAAAGTTTGTTAAAAAGTTGGGAAGTTCCCAAACTAGCAGAAATTTATGATGTGCCAACCGATACGGTATTTGCTACTCCTACTGATGGTTTAGGAATTAGTAATGGTGACGAAGATCAGTTTGGATTTAGTTATCTAGAATTAGATATTGTGTTAATGAAATTGTGCTCATTGATGAATCAAGGATATTCATTGACAGAAGCGATGGCGAATTTAGATATTGATGCATCAGATGTTGAGAAAGTGAATAAAATTCTTGGTAGAATTCGAGGTAGCAGATTTAAGCGACAAAATCCATATAACTTAAATCATCCAATCCAGCCAAATAGATTCAATGGATTAAAGAATATTGACATACAAATTTGATATGAACAACGTTAAAAACTATGTTGTAGGACAACACTACAGAATAAAAGACTCCAAATGGAGTTGGAAAGACACCAAAGATGAAGGTGATCAATACGAACTTTATAAAGAAATGTATAAACTCAGCAGAGCAAGTTTACGACATTTTCTTGAAGATGACTGGGAAGAAATTTGTTTTGAAGGTGAAATAGATCATGTTGGACTAGCTGCCAAAAAAACATGTAATTTCATAAGACAGATGGCTAAATCAGAACCGTGCAATATGTTAGTTTTAGGTCCTGACTGTCAGATGGTACAAAAAACACGTGTATTTGGCGAGTTCAATGAATTTAGAATGTTCAATTGGACTGATCCAAAAACCAATGCAGGTGATAATATATGGGGTATTAAGTTAGAAAATTATTTCAATGGTGATATGTTATATTTTCCACACAACATGAAACCTGAGCTTTGGAAAATGTATGATGACATGTTTGATTCGTGGGAAGTTGACAACTCAGTAAAAAATTGGGGCAATGATCAAATAATTCATAATACTTTATTTTGGAGTCAGAATTTAACGTGGGAAGATGCACATAGACCAGAACTGTTTTATCAAGCACAATGGATTCCCAGTTGGGCTCCAATAGAAGTGCAAGATGAATGGAATAATTGCCGTTCAACTGATGCACATATTATACATTGGCATGCTAGTAGACATATACCTACTAAGTTATCTGCCATGAAAAATATACATGAAGTTTTAAATATTCCAGATTATAACGGTGTTTTAACATAACACTAATTTAATCTACAGAAACGTAGTAAAATCTAATTTTTTAAGAAAGGTAATAAATGAAAAAAATTATTAAGGCACTATGCCTTTTGGGACTATCAACCGCACTACATGCACAACCTGTAAATCTACGATTAGCACATGAGTTTCCCGTGGCTCATGCGTTTAGTCAAGGATTAGATGTTGCAGTAAAGCATATCAACGACAATTCAAATGGTAAACTAAAGGTGCAATTGTTGCCTGCTAGTCAGTTAGGCTCAGGTAGAGAAATTGTTCAACAAATCAGTGATGGATCAATTGACATGGGATTTACCGGAGCTGGCATGTTGGCTAACTGGCACAGACCTATAGGTATTTTTGAAGCGCCATTTTTTGCACGTGATTGGCAACACTGGCAAACCATGTTCAGCAGTCAGCAAGGCCTGCAAATTCAATCTGAGTTAGAAAACAAGAACAATATTAAACGTTTAGGTGATCCTTGGTATGGTGGTCAGCGACATTTTACTACCAGAAATAAGCCAATCAATACACCTAAGGATTTAGAGGGTCTTAAGATCCGTGTGCCGGAAGTTCCACTATTTTTGGACATGGTTCGTAGTGTAGGTGCAAGACCAACACCAATGCCACTAGCTGAAGTTTATCTAGCACTTCAAACTGGCGTGATTGATGGACAAGAAAATCCATTGCCAACAATTAATGGCGCTAAGCTACAAGAAGTTCAGAAATTTATTAGTTTAACTGGACATGTTATTAGT